GTATTAGCGTGTTAACGCCTGACGCTAGTACTGGCGTTATTGCTATTGGTTCACCCTCAGATGAATTCGCCGCTTATTATAATTGGAATTACAGTGGTTTAGCAGCATCATTGGGAACCGCTACGGCTAATGCGAAATTAGACTTCTATTCAGGTAATGATGTCTTGGGAATGACACTTGATGCGTCACAGAATTTAGGCGTAGGTATTGGAACCTCCGATGGAAAATGTCATGTCCATACAGGATCGGCGGGAACGGTAACAGCGCATATTGACGCCAATGAAATAATTGCAGAAAATTCCGCTAATTCAGGAATATCAATTCTAGCGCCAGATGCCGCTAATTCTAGCATTTATTTCGGTTCACCAACTGATAATTTAGGTGCTTTATTACAATGGAATTATAACGGTGGTGTATTAAGCGCAGGTACATCTAAAGCTGGTGCAAGTATAAATTTCTTATCTGGTGCATCGTCTACAGCAATGACGATAGCTTCCGACCAAGGCGCATTCATGGTTGGTGCCACAGGTGGTTCTCAAGGATCAGGAACATTCAATGCAACCGCTGTTTATGATGATGGTGTATTACTCACGTGTTATGTACCTCATTACATCGTTGACGGCAAAATCGATTTATCTGAATGGGATGGATTTGTACCCAATAAAGAAGAATTAAAAACATTCCATGAACCGGCAAGACGATTTGTTGATGATATCGATAATCGTATCGATGTAACCAAGTTTACCGACTTTTGGAAAACCAATAAACATTTACCCACAATGCCTTCTAAAGAGGAATGGATTGAAGATGGTCCATTACCAACCGGCAAGATGGTTCAAAAGTTATGGGAAACCGTCGAATTACAAGCCGCTCATATCGATCAATTATTAACGCGAATTGAAGCATTAGAAGGGGCTAAGTAAATGGCGACTTCAGGTGTAACCACGTTTCGTTCGAATATGCTGGATATTATCACGGGTGCCTATGAAACATGTCGTGTGATTGACCCCAGCGAACCACTATCAGACCAACAATTGCGCTCCGCACAGAAAGTATTAAACCAAATGCTGAAAGGATTCATAAAGCATGGTTTAGAATTGTTTGCACTTAAACGGGGAACCATTACCTTAACTCAAGGCACGCAAAGCTATACGTGCGGTCCTGGTGGGACAGGATTAACAGAACGTCCTTTAATGATTACGGATGCGTGGTATCGAGAAACCACGTCCAATGATAGCCCTTTGGAAATCATATCAAGAGAAGAATATTGGAATTTGGGCGATAAGACATCTGAAGGTATTCCCAATGAAATCTATTACGATCCTCAAGACAATTTAGGGGTTCTTTATATCTTTAATACTGCCGATGCCAATACAGCCGGTAAGACCATTGAATTAGTTTATCAACGGCCTTTTGAAGACATGGTATCAACGACGGATGATTTGGATTTTCCTGTTGAATGGGAAGAAGCTATTGAATGGGGATTAGCAGCAAGAATAGCCCATCGCAATGGTGTGACGACCAATAAGGTTTCACAAATAACGGCACAAGCGAAAACATTTCTTGATGAAGTGTTGGGTTGGGATGCTGAAAACACGTCAATCTATCTACAACCACAATTTAATCGATGAAGATACCTTTTGGTGAACGCGCATATGCTACCCGATCCTTAAACGCCAATGCTCAAGAGCTTATCAATTACTATGTTGAAATTAACCCGGACTCATCCAAAGCATCAATTGTTTCGTATCCAACGCCAGGAACCGAATTATTTGCGAATTTAGGGGCTTTTCCAATTCGTGGAATGCATGAATATTTGGGGGAGTTATACGCTGTCTCCGATACCATTCTCTATAAAATATCAGCCGCCGGTGTTGTAACATCATTAGGCACAGTGGCCGGTTCTGGTCGTGTCAGTTTTGCAGATAGCGGTAAAGAATTATGTGTGGTCAATGGGGTAGATGGTTACATTTATTCAGATTCATTGGGTCTGCTTCGTATCACTGACCCAGCATGGTTTCCATGCGACATTGTGATTTATCGAAATACCCGTTTTATTTTTATTCGCAAAGGTACGAATCAATTTTTCATCAGTAATACTTATGACGGTCTTCATTTTGACGCTTTAAACTTTGGTCAAATTACCACAAATCCTGATTTACTCGTCAGTAGTTTGGCGGATCATGCCTATATTTGGCTGTTCGGTACTTCCGCAACCAATATATGGGCCTATACAGGCGATGAGTTAAATTTTCCATTCTCTGAAGTCACAGGAACCGCGATTGAAAAAGGTTGTGGGGCAATCCATACGCCCATTCAATTGGATAACTCGATTTATTGGTTAGGTGATGATGGAGTTGTTTATAACGGCGTAGGGTTTAAAGCGACCCGTATTTCAACTCATGCAATTGAAACGGCCATTAATTCCTATCCAACATATGCTGACGCCTATTCGTATTCCTACGAAGAAGAAGGCCACTCCTTTTTGGTAATGGCATTCCCTGAAGGAAATGCCACGTGGGTTTATGATGCATCAATCAGGGACGTTGGCAGAGCATGGCACCAACGCCGAACCGGACTCACAGGACGGCATTTAAGTGGGGCTTATGCTTTCTTAAATGAAAAACATTATGTTAGTGATTACCGTAACGGAAAGATTTATCAATCAAGTTTAGGGTTATATGACGATAACGGTGAGACTATTTTTAGAACAGCCTCAACGCCTACTATCCATGGAGATAGAAGACGTGTCTTTATGGATAGATTGGAAGTCGATATTGAAAGTGGTGTTGGTAATGGTACTGAAAACCCACAGGCAATGCTCACGTATTCTGATGACGGTGGCAAAACATGGTCAAAGGAGAAATTCGCCACATTAGGTAAAACTGGTGAATACGTTACTCGATTGAAATTCCACAATTTAGGCGCGTTTTATCAACGTGTCTTTAAACTACGAATCGCTGATCCTGTTAGAACCGTCATATTGGATGCCGAAGCAAGCGGAAATACAGAATCATGACTGAAGTATATCTTTTTGATTCTCAGATTAAGTTTACCAATGACGACGGAAGATTAACTGATTTAGCGTTTATCTTTCTAAACCAATTGTGGGAAAGAACAGGCGGCCCAACGGATGCAATAACGTCAGATACCGAAGAAAGTATTGCAACGTATTCTTGGGGAACACCTTTTTTTGACAGTGACACCCAATTCATTTCAACGGGAACAGATTTCACCACCTATGGTAATTCCATTATCGTTGCGACATCCAACATCACGATTACCTTAAATCCCAATCCTGTCAATGAAGAAAAAGTGACAGTCAAGCGAGCCACAGGATTAGGTACTGTAACAATTAACGCAAGCGCAATCGACGGAACAACAACCTATAAACTAATCACTAACTATGAAGCAGCCCAATGCATTTATTCTTCCATTGATAATGAGTGGTACGTCATATGAGTTTTAGCCCCAACGATAGTTTTTGGCTTAACGTAACGCGTGGATTAATCGATGAATATGACGAAGTACATAAATTTGGAACAAATGACGCAGTAGGAACAACCTTTGTTCCTATAGCGAGGGGTGGTTTGTATCAAACACCAACCGCAGCGGTAGCGTTAGAAATTGTTTCGTCAAGTGCAAGCGACACATTGGCTGGGGCCGGGGCAAGAACAGTAACAATCGAGGGATTAGATGCTGGTTGGAATTATGTTTCGCAAACAGTAAATATGAATGGTTTGGGCGCTGTGAGCGTACCTATTAATTTAACTCGCGCATTTAGAATGAAAGTAACCGATTCTGGTAGTTATGCCACACAAACGGTCCCATCGCATGTTGGTGATTTGACGCTACGAACAGCCGGTGCAGGGCCAACATGGTTATTAATTCCATCGGCAGGGTTCCCAAGAGGGCAAACACAATGCGGTGTATATACTGTACCTAATGGAAAATCCGCTGTTGTTTATCCCCACTATTTGTCAGTAGATTCTAACAAATCAGCAGATGTTATCTTTTTCACCAGAGATAACGCAGATATAGTCGCAGCCCCATTTAGCGCAATGAAAGCGGGTTTAGAATTAGTGGGCGTAACAGGTTTTTCATTAGCAATTGACGTTGCCGCTCCACAGGGTCCATTTGTTGGTCCAGTAGATATTGGTTATATGGGAAGATTTGGTACAGGAACGGGTGCGATATCCGTAGATTTTGAAATAGTCCAATACGAAACAACGGTATAAATTATGGCTTCCGCACCCACTTACGCTTATGCAAATGCTTCGATACCAACAGCAAAAACGCAAATCGTTGGGCCTTCTACAGCAAAACGCCAAATAAGAAAACTCACGTTCATCAATAATTCCGGTGGGGATTTAACGGTAAATTTATGGATAGATACATCAGGAA